GGATCGCCAATGATTAGAGGGTATATTGATGGGGCGCTGGGCAGACAGGCTGGAGGCAGTGATCCTCTGGCTGATGATAAAGTGGGTTCAGTGGGTGAACAGGGGGCGCAAGGATGAGTGACATCATAGACGAACGCGAGAAGACACATGGCGACTATTACCATGTCGCCATGATGGCGCAATCGATCAAAGAGGCAATGTGCGTCGGAGATAACTGGGAAGAACTCGACCATCTGCAACGCGAGTCTCTAGAGATGATCGCCAGCAAGATTGGCCGCATCCTGTCAGGCAACCCGCACGAGGTAGACCACTGGCGTGACATCGCTGGCTATGCCACGCTGATCGAGCGGTGGCTCACACCACCGGCTGGCCTCGAAACCAAGCCTGACCGTTGATCACACGGCAGAACTCTGGCTCCAGCAACATGCCACTAGGTGCGAAATGCAATACAGTAAAGCCCTGTGACCAGTTCACAGGGTTGTCCTCCGCGTAAGCGAACTTGTCGTTATCGGGTCCGTAATTCGAAAGCGTCCCACATTCGACGCCCCAGCGAAGCCCATTGTAATCCGCAAACATCACCGCCTGGAGCCGATGCGTGTGGCCAGTCACAATAGACTTGCCGCTCTTCAATGTGTTGTTATAGGCCCCATGCACGCCTTGATGAATGCGGTGCTTCACGACCGTGTGCTCGTTCAACCACAAACTCGTGCAGAATTGCCACGCAGGGAAGTGGTGGGCAATGTCAAACCCTTGCACCAGCGCGTATTCCGGCGCCGCCTGCGCCAGCCGTGCCATGAAGCGGTTGTCGTGGTTGCCGTCGGTCCATATCAGATAGCAGCCCGGAGGCGCGTATGCCTCGATCTCCGCGTGGCGCTCCTTGACGGCCTCTAGTTCCTCGACTACGCTTGGCAACTGTACACGCGCGCCTGGCGGATGACGGCTAATCCGCGCGCCGTCAAAGCTATCGCCGTTCATGATAACCATCGATGGTTGCAAGTCCTTGATGATCTCGATCATCGCCGCAAACGCCTTGCTGCGCTCACCCGGCCAGAAGTGTCCGTCGCTGCCGATGATGACAGGGCCAACGACGCTCTCTTTTAAAGCGCGGAAACCTTTTGTCGGCACCTCGATCTTGATCCGCTTGGCGGGTTGCAAGATCGTGTTCAAGACAATCCCGTGCTTGCGCTCGATGTTATCTCGCCGCGCGTTGACGCCCCGCAGGTTAAGGCCCAATTCTTTGGCTATGGCAGACGGTGAACCTAGACGCTTCCATGCGTCGATAAACTCCGCGTCGGAGTATTTCTGCGTCATTCGCTACTCCTGCGCGCGGCGGAAGTTGAGCCGCCAGATGACATCAGCGACTTGCTTGCCCAGATTGTCGATCTGCTTTTCTTCTGCTTCTGGGAAGACAAGATGCGCCACCTCGTGTGCGGCGATCTCCAAGAGCAGCTTCGGCTTCTGGAGAAGGCGCGGGTCTAGCTGGATATGATCTTCGCCAATATAGGCCCAGCCCCAAGCACGCTCACAGGTCTTCCATTCGATGGTGATCTTGCGGCGTGCCATAAATCAATCCTTGCATCGCTTTCGGCGGTGATCCCATTCGCCGCCACGGCGGATGCAGTCACGCCATTCTTTCTCTTTCTCAGGTGGCATTCGCTTCATTAGAAATGGCAACGATGCCTTAAACATGACAACGCCAAGGCCGAACCAAAAAGATGGCCTTTGAGCGACGAGAAAGCCGCCAGCGCCAATGCCGATCAACAGCACGACGATGGCGGCAATCTCGATCCAGTTCACTTCTTGGCCCAGATAGACCAACCAGCGGCGAAGATAACTCCCAGTGCGCCGATGATCTCGTTCATGGCGGTAGAGTCAATAACTCCGGTGCCGACAACATAGCCGCCACCAGCTGCGAGAACGGCGCGAACAACGCCCCAGACCATTTCTTTTGTCATCACTTGCTTCCTTTTGTTGTGCCGGGATATTCATTCCACGGCAGTTGAAAATGTGGACCGTCCTTGAACGTCTTCCAGTCGCCGCCCCACTCTAGCGGCACGCTCTCAGCCTTTGCCGCCGCCTTCATTAGCTTGGCCAGGCTATCATATAGAGGCCAGTCCCAGCGCACTTGGCCCCGAATTGTGCAAGCCAGATCAACGGCGTGTGAAAGATCATTTGCCGCAGGGATATGTCGGGATCGTAACGTCTTTGATGCGCCTTTTGCTTTGAGTATTTTCTGCTCCTCAAGAGTGCGAACGCCGCAGGTGACGATGAAGCCTGTGTCGGCATCCTTCCAATCGCCAGCGCATCGATTGACAACACGCACCAGATCAGGATGAACGCCTTTCAGCTTGGCGAAGGATGCGCTGTTCACTTTCATTTCCTTAAGGCCTCTTCGATGCTGTCTAGCTTCGCCATGATGGCGCGGCTCGTCTCGCGGATTTCTTTGATCTCACGGTCATGGGCCATGCGTGATGTTTCTGTCTGTGCTTGCAGCACCGCAATGGCCGTGTCGTGCTTCTGCTGCTGCCGATAGATGACCCACACGAACGCAGCGACTGGCATGACGATCCATTGCATGATCGCGTTTAAAACTTTCAGTGTTTGATCATCAATCATGGCACTGTCTCACGGAGAGGAGGCATATTCGCGACGGCAGAAGAAATAGATTTTTCCTGCTGTTATGCTACCAGAGTTGAACGAAACACGAGCGCGCAGAATCTTTTGTGCTGGCGTATCATACATTGCAGATGCCATATCAATGCCTGCACTAAAATCGCCGTTTACAGAAGACATAGTCATCACAAAATGAACGGTACTAGAGATTCTAGGCATGTGGAATTCGGCGTGATAGCTAAATCTAGCACCAGATAAACCCTGTGAAGTTTCTCTAATGAGCCTATATACAGCATCAGTTTGCTTGAACGCTTCTATTTTAAGTCTTGTTTCAGTCAGATTGTTGTGTTCCATATCTAATGCGACAATGCGATATTCATAGCCGTCTACGAAGTCAGGCGTCACCACATTAGCTTGTGTACCATTTACGGCGCTGTCATAGATCAATCCAGTCTTGCCGTCACCAATTGACACCTTATCATGCGGATGCCAACCAGATACCATGACAGGAGCGCCAGATGCGCTCTCGGCTAGAGCAGAAGGATTGTCGCGCAATGCAGTCACCGTCGTGCTTGCAGGGATGCCACCCACTGCCACCGCTGCGTTTGAGATGCTCGTCCAAGTTGTCATCAAAGCCACCTATACGGTTGAGGAGTTCCGCTTCCATCATTACCACTATCATCGAGCCAGCGCCACGGCTGGGCAACGCCGTTGACATCAAGCCCCGCATCGGTGAGCCATGTCCAGAGCACGCCGCCCTTCTCGTTGTCTTCCGCCGTAAATCGATATGTCAGGCCGTTGCGCGCCACCTCTGCCGAGGTGATAAGCCACTCGCCATCACGCGGCGCACCTGTGAAATCGACATCCAGATAGTGCCGTATCTGCACAACCGATCCGGTCCAGACATTTGTGGCATCTTTGGCTGATAGGTCGAAAGTAATTTCCTTTCGAACATCAGAGAAGCGGTCAAGATAGGTCTGTGCGAGAGCGTTGGCGATTGCCTGTGTGCTAATGAATCGGCAGAACAATTCCCTGATCTGCGGCTCACCGCCATACTGTACTTGCTTTAGGACATCTATAAACACCGAGACGCGGGAATAGTTGCTCTTCTCGGTGACGCTTGGGATCGGCGTGCGTTGCAGATAGTAGACATGCGCCTGAGATGCACGCTCTTCCGGCTTCTCTTCGATTGAGAAGCTGCCAGCAACAATCGCATCATCGTCAGTCAAAAGCGTAGGTGAAGGCTGCGGCCTAACCGGCTCCATGAGAATCTTCTGGACGCGCTCGTCCCACCATAGATTGGAGACGGCTTGGAGGCACACCTCGGCCAGAAGTTCTTCGATCTTGTCGGGATCGGTGATCCACGCTGTAAAATTGTAGTCTGGTCGATAGGTGGTCTTTGCTGTAGCCCAATCTGCGAAGTTTATATACTTCGTGGGGATGCCGCCCCAATTGACAAGAAGGTCATAGAGGATTTCGTGGAATGGCGTAGCGTTGTAATAAAGCACGCGCTGCACGCGGTCGTTCTGACTTTGAGCCGCTGCTGTTGTTCCGGCCAGTCCTCGTGTCAGCCCATCGAAGTAGATGTTGCCGCCGGTCGTTTCATAACGCTGGGCATATTGGATCACCTCGCTGTTGATCCTGATATATCCCGCCTCAGGATAGTCGCTCAATGTTGCGCCAGCTACGGTCATGGCCGTTGCTACGTTCGTGATGTTCGAGGCCAGTTCGCCACGGCTCAGATACGGTGCCGTCAGGTTGGTGTCGGTGATTTTTCGCAGGATGTCTTTAGCCGTGATCGAAACGCCATTGCGCCCTGCGTCGATCTTCTCGATCACATATTCCCGCTGCGTCATGGCTGAAAGCGGCTGGCCTATCAGCCCTTCGTAGATGTTGAGCGTGTATCCAATGTGATACGGATTGCGGGCAAGCCACTTGCTCCAGAAGCTGCCGATCTGGTCTGGATCATAAGCCCTCGTGGAGACGTAGGGATCGGTGCCTATGTCATTCCAAGGGAAGTCCTTGATACGGACATTACTAACGGCGCGATAGCCTAGCGGGCTTTTATTGCGCGATCCAGAGGCCACGTTGAGGACGGTAGGAGCCGTCTGATAGTTTTGCATCGCCGGGATGGCCAAGGATGGTTGATATAACACATCGACCAAAAGCCGAAATGTTGTTTCTCCTGAAAAAAGCAGAGATGAAGCCCCATCAACAAGCAAAAGATGATCCACACCATTGACTAAAGTCAATGAGCCTGTTGCTGGTCCGACCTGTTCTGCGATGATGTAATCACCGCTTTCTGTCAGCAGGTTGATGTTGTTATCTTGCCACTCGTAAACGTCATCGTTGACAAACCGCAGCGTCAGTGACTTGCTAAGGTCAAGAGCGGATAAGAATTTGCAGGTCTTGTCGGTGTTCCAACAGGCATCGCCAGTAGCATCGCAAGGCGAGACACCAAACGTGCGGGAGCAGAGCGGCTGGATGATCTCGACTATCTCGATAGGGCGTGCGGCGAATGTCATCAGTAGTATCCTGTGACGCCGAGGCTGACAGAGCGATAAGCGTTGATGCCCATATTCACTGGCTCAACGTCTCGGTCTGTCCAGACGAATCCGACATCGGTCGTGATCTTGGATGGATTGCCAGCGATACAGAATGGCTGCAATGGAATCGTTTTGGCGAACGGTTCGAAGTATGTGTCGTACCAAGTCGTTGTGAGATATTCCCAATCGTAAGATGAGGTGACAGCACGCCTCTTGATGATGCGGCCAAGCCATTGGCCGGTCTCAGAGAATTGTTGCTGTGCCTCCGTGACGCGGTTGAGGTTGAGCGGCCTATGCCCTCCGTAGATCGGGATTGGCATTTGCAATGCAGCGCCCGCGCGAATGATGCCGATGGCGATGTCAGTGCCATCGTTCACGTTCACCCTCACTTCTCGGACTGTGTAGAGCGCCCCAGCGTTATTAAAGAACACCGCGATGGTCGAGTTGTCAGTTGGAGAAATCGTCGCACGAGTGGTGTGATCACCTCCGACTGTTGCTGCCGTGGAGATCGTGACGGTCTTGCCAGATAGGTTATGCGCTGCGATAAAGACGCAATCGATAGATACGTCTGCCGCTGCCACAAGCGTCCAGTTATTCGATCCTGGTGCAAGCTCCCACCGCTGAGATGTGTAGTCATTGGCAGCATAAGCCGGATTGGTTCCATCGCCAGAGACAGTGCCAGTAATCATGTCCCACAAGATGCGGGCATGATTTAGCGGCTCATTCGTGGAGACGGTGTATCCGGCTGTGCTTATGGTCATGATGTTCCCAATGCCCCGGCAGCAATAATCCAATTTGTACCATCACAGACAAGCATCACCCATGCCCCATCACCATTTGTTGCAGGGATGATTGCTGTTCCAGCCGATCCACCAGCGCGCGGCACAACATTGGTCGATGCGGAGTTAACCGCAAAAGCGCCGCCGATGTTGGTGATGATTAGAATACGCCCTGTGTTTGTGGCAGCAGCAGGAAGCGTGATTGTATTAGTAGCAGCACGATTAGATATGATAAACGTCACGTTAGCCGCGACCGTGTAATCTGCGGTGACAGTCACCGGAGCGGCAAGGGCAAACGATCCGTTGACTTGCAGCTTCGCCGTTGGCGTTGCTGTGCCGATGCCAACACGGTCCGTAGATGCGTCTACGAAGACAAGGTTGGCGTCTGTGTCGCCCTCGATGCGTTGATCTACATCAGCGCCAGCATCGTTGAAGACGTTGGCCCCTGCGAATGACGCAGCCGGGACATTCTGAAACAGTTCCGCGCGGGTCTGCTTCTTGGTCTCTGGGACACTCGAGTCCACCACCACATAGAGGTCATCGGTGGCCGTGTTGGCCCCGGTCAATGCTGATAATGCGCTGATCTTGATGTCGGCCATCAGGCTATCACTCCGCGAATTGTGCCGCCGTTGCGCTGCGTGCTGTTAAGCTGGTCGATGAACTGCCTGGCGAACTTCTCTCCAAAGCCCATCGGATCATTCATCATTGTAAACTGGAACGTAGTCGTTGGCGATGCCGCTGCCGGGGCTGCGGCTGCACCACCGCCGCCGCCTCTAGAACCTCCACCGCTTCCTCCCTTGATTTTTCCGCTCTCTGCCGATGCAATGTTTGCCAATTGCACCGCTCCAGATGCCGCAATAGCTGCGGCAGGGCCAACACCTGCTGGCCATCCATACTGTGCGAATGCTTTTGAAATGCCTTGAGCTGTGTTGATAACAACCTGCGCGATTGAAAACGCCTTGGACAGTTTCATCAGTTTCTTGTTGCCGCTATCTGTCAGTTGTGCAAGGGAGCCGAAAAGGCTTGCGGCAGCATCAAGTTGCACATCGAATCCCTGCTGTCGAATGGCGGAAAGATTGTTCTGATGATCTTTTTCCAATTGCTCAGAAAGACGTCGATATTCTTCTTTTTTGATCTGCTCAGTATTTAGAGCATTATCAAGTACCATTTGATTAAGACTGTATTCTTCTTCGAGTAATTGCCGCTCAGATTTGAATCCTTCTTGAATGGCGGCAAATCGATCCAGAAACAAAGTTCCGACTTCTTGCGATGGCGAAACGCCGGGAACTACATCTTTGCTTTTATTTTCCTCTTCGGTTTTTATGTTAGTGCCACCGCCTCCGCCACCGCCGCCGCCACCTCCACCCATTGCGCCGAATGCCGATGAAACAGCATTTCCTGCTGCTGTACTAAACGCACCAACAAAATCTTCATTGACACGAGAAGCCATGCGGCCTGTGAATGCCGACCACTCTTTGTCGAAGTTTGAGGCAAAGGTATTTGTAAATTGAAAGGCCGTGACCTCCCCCACACGGTCAAAGGTAACGCCCGTGTAAGATGCAATCTTGTTAACAGCATCAATCACATTGTTGACGTATCCGATAGCCTTATTCGTCATGTCGGCAAGTGTTCTTAGAACAGCATTGCTCATGCCAACAAGGGCTGCTCCAATAGCATTAGGAAGGTCCAAGAAGACTGTTTTTATGCCATCATAAGCGTTGATAAATCCACGAGCGATAAAATTAGCTGCGTCCTTTGCAATGTTGACCACATCAACGCCAATCGCTGACTTGATGTCATCGCGGAACACAAAGGCTGCTACAGAAGCACCTGCCAACGCACCGACTATAAGTCCAATCGGATTTGCAAGCATTGCAAGCGTGATTGACTTGATGGCATTGGATATAGCAATCAGTCCGCCTGCCGTAGTTGTCAATCCTGTCAGAACGGCGGGAGCATAGAATCCTGCGATTGCAGCAACAGCAATCGCTGCATAAGGCGCAATCTCTTGAATTGTACCGCCGAGCTTTACCATTGCCTCAGCACCGGCAACAGATACGTTCAAGAATGCTTGTGCTAGAGGAAGCGTGGCAGAAGCCAACTTGATCATTGCCCCTTGGCCTACAGCCCCAAGATCGCTGATCGTATCGTTGAACTGTTCCGCCCTTTTAGCAGTGTCTTCCGAAATGGAAATCCCAAGATCGATTGCCCGCTGCCTCATTTGCTCGAGGCCATTCGATCCGGCGTTGAGCATCGGGATCATTGATACACCGGAACGTCCAAGCAACTCCATCGCTAGGGCTGTCTTTTGTGCGCCATCTGGGATTGACGCAAAGCGGTCCGCCAAGTCCATAAGAACTTGGTCCGTGCTACGCAGTGAGCCATCAGAATTCTGGATGGCTACGCCGAGTTGATTGAACAGATCGGCGTTGTTGATCATGCTCTTGGACAGGAACCTCATTCCTGTTTCAAGATCGGTGAATGTCAGATCGGAAAGTTTCGCGGCATAAGAAAGCTCAGACAAAGCCTTGGTTGTAGAGCCAACCTTTTGGGCAGATTTGCCAACTGCATCGGCGAAATCAATTGCCGCCTTCCCAGCCGCAACAAACACACCAGCGGAAAGTGCCCCGGCGATCCCAGCCGCAGCGCCCTTCGCAAACCTGCTTAGTGAACCTTCAGCCTTGCCTAGTGCTCGATCAAGGCCAGTTGTAATACCGGTGATGACGACTTCGATTCCGCTAAATTGAGCCATGCAATAGTTCCCTCAGTTCCTCTACATCGGCCCTAGTCAGTTTCCCGGCGTATGTTTCGCTTGGCTCTTTCGGTTTCTTCAACTCGTATTCCAACCACCACTCGGGAATGGTCATCTCCCAGAACTCGCTAGGCTGAATTCCCCATTCCCTCGCCCATAGATACATCCCGTTCCAGTCTAGTTCTCCATACTCTCCATGATCTTCGCCCTCGCCTTCGACTGGCTTTCGGTCTGGGCGTCTGGATTTTTTGACTTGTCTTCAGTCGGAGAGAACGATGTCAACACAAGGCTGATCAAGGAAGTGATGCTTTCCTGATCGCCGGTCACAATTTCTTCATAGACCTGTTCGTCCGTGACCTTGGCACCTGCCGACTGCAACATCTTGGAGAGAACGAAAGCAATGTGGCTGATGGGCGGGCGACCTTGGCTTGTGCGAACGGCAATGTCCGTGAAGGATATGTCGCCCATCTCGATTGATCGCATCAGCTTCATGGAAGGGACGAAGCGATATTCTTCACCCTTCCACTTTATTGTTAGCTCCCGAAAGATTGCCATGATTACGAAGCCGTGAACGTAATCGTGCCAGAGGACTGGATCGAAGCCGTGAAGGTCGTGGCGTCTGCCTGTTCGCCGGTCACAGCGAAGCTGGCAAGGAAGAAGTTGCCGGTGAACGATCCAAGGCCAAGCAGTTCGATGGTGTAGGCTTCGAGCAGAGCCGAGGCGCTTCCAACTGCCAGCGCCAAGAAGGTGGTGTCTTCAAGGATTCCTTCGACTTCGGCATCGATGGAGCGAACACCGACATCAGCCAGCATCTTGCGCCAGCCGTTGTCATCCTTTTCAGTGATGTCAATTGGCTCGTTGTTGATGGTGAAGCTATCGGCACGAGCGCCAGCTACGGCAGTCGAGCCACGCTTGATACGGACTTTGCGTCCAGCGATTGCGGGCATGTTTCAGTTCCTTTCTTAGGTCACGGGTCCACGGATGTTAGAGAAAGCCACCGTAGACCCTACGCTATTGGTGGCGGTTACACGGCACCGAATATATTTTCCGGTGTCGGAGCCTGTGAGTGTGTAAGTCGTTCCGGTCGCAGAGGCGATGTTAGCCCATGACGAGTCATTGGGATCGGCGGCATTGGCGCGCTGCCACTGGCGGGCGAAAGTGATCGTGGCATCGCCAGCCCATGTGCCGTTTGTCGTGGTCTGGACGTTGACTCCTGAGAGCGTTCCGGTGATCGCCGGGAGGACGGTATTGTATGGGCCGATGGTTGCCGTCATGCTTTCGCCGCTCTCAAGTGTGGCGGTGAAGGTCACAACATCAGCCTGTTCCGCGCCGATCTGAAGTCCTTGGAGCATGAAGTCGCCGGTCAAGGTGCCGATGCCGCTGATCGTGACCACGCACTCCTTGAGAAGCGCCGTGGTGGCGTTGCCTACGGAATCCGCCAAGAGGACGGTATCCTTCAGCACGCCTTCGATCTCGCAAGAGACAGAGCGCAATCCGACATCTGTCAGCATGGTGCGCCAGCCAGAATTGTCCTTGTCCGTGATGTCAAGTGGCTCATTATTGATCGTCACGCTGTCAGCACGAGCGCCTACGATGTTGGAGCCGTTGCGGCTTATGCGAACTGATCGGCCAGAAATAGCCATGCAAGAACCTCTTCTTTGGCCGTGATTATATCACGGAAACTATGCAATCCACAATACACGGTACAAGATGAGGCCGCGCTTGGTCTTGCCATCAGGATCGCGCGAGAAATTGCAACTATCGAGTTCTGTGGTGATGTGCGTCACGCCCGCAATGGAAAGCGGCTGGCGGCGCATCCGCCCATCCACGGCATCGACCACCGTCTTCAGATCAAGCATGGAAGCGGCACGGTCCCATACGTCGATCTGAACAACTGCCGACCCGCCAAGGTCATCTTTGCTGTCGAAAGGATTGATCGTGTCAGCCCCGATAGTGATGAACGGGAAGGCCGATTCCAACTCACTGTCAGCCGCCTGTGGAACATCAGTGAAGATCGCCACGAGCGGGCTGTAGTAGGTGCTGAGAAGACTTGTCACGGCGCTATCGTTAAGCCGGTTGTAGACTGCCGTCTGGAGATCATCAGATTTCATTTCGTTGTCTTCTCCGCGCGTGCCTTGGCCTTGGCGATTGCAATGTTAACCAATTCTAGCATCCGTGGGATTGCTCGTTCAACAGCAGGTATCCATGCAGGACGTTTGCCCATCTTGAAGGTGCCGAACTCAAGGTGATAGGCGTATGGCAACCGGCTTCCGATTGCGCGTCCATATTTGCCTCGGTTTTCAATGTAGGTTGATGTCAGCAAAGCTCCTCCATCGGTGGCCGGGGCTTCGCCTTCTTTTGACGCCTGATGCTTGATGTCTCTGTTTTTTCCCTTGTAATAAACTCGACCTGTTTTCGGCGGGTTCTCAATAGCATTTCTAACGTCTCTGAGAGCGTTTTGTGCGGTTGCTTTGGCAATCAGCTCTAGATTATTGCCAAGGTCTTTCCCATAGGCTTGCAAGGCCGCGTTGACCTCTTTCACACCCTTGATCTCGACCTTGACATCCTTCACGCCGCAACCCCGCCATCAACGTCGATCTGAAGCCACTTGTTGGCGAACTCCATGTTATCGATGAACCGGATGTTGTGAATCTTGTTCCTGATCTGCACGCGGTCTGAATCCAGCAACGCGGAGGTGTAGCGCACCACAAGACGCAATCGAACGGTTGCCTCGGTGCGGTCATGAGCAAATCGTTCTGAGCCGCCAACCGGAGCCACATAGGCTCGAGTCGGTGCGCTGGAAACAGTGGCCCATGATTCCGTCTGGCCCCCCGCACCATCGCTGGTCAAGGTGCGGCGCTGGAACGTCACCGGCTCTTTCAGCTTGCCGGAATTCATGTCGCAACATTTCATCATCTGGCGTTAAACTCTATAATGTCCATGTTGACGGCAACATCGATGGTGTTGACCGATGTGTTGGCAAGGAAGCCGAAATCACATAACGGCGGGAAGTACAGGGGCGGATCGAATACAACATCGAAGAGTCCTGCGCTTTGCGGATACTCAGTCACCATGATCATAGAACTATATGGTGCCACCGTCTCAAGGATATTTTCGCGTTTGTAAAGAACGATGTTGGCCCTCCTGTCGGAATCGCTTGAGATGGTGATATTGCTGACTGCCGCGCTGCGGTCTCTGGGCGTGGTGTAGACAGCCATCTCTGTCTTGCCACGTGCCAGTGTGCCATCTGCAATAACTGCCCAGTCCTCGCCTCCTGCGGCATTCTCAATGGTTATCGTCCCGGCGTGCGATCTAGCGGTCTGCGTGGAATATGTTCCAGACTTGGACACATAGACATCGAACAGGCGGATAAATGACTTCGACGTTTGCGCGCTTGCGGATGCTCCTGCTGTTGCTAGAGCCTGAGTGGTGTAGTCACCGAACTCATCAATGCCGATTAAAACAATTTCTCTGGCACCGGAACCGTTGGCCGTGTCGTTGGCATTGCCACCGGCCTTGATGCGGAGATGAACATGGGCATTTGCTTGGGGCGTGCGATAGAAGCCAGAGCGAGATACAGGCACGAGGCTGGAACCGACAGATGTGTTTCGGCCAAACTTGTTGAATGACCGACAACCCGAAGCCAGTCCGCGCGCAATGTCGAGACTGCTGGGATAGGTCATATCCGCGCCACCTTATATTGAGCAATAATGCCCGCCGCACCGGATGCGTCATAGGCATCCTTGGGATCGCAGTCATCGCCACGGTTGCTATAGAGGAATGCCGCAAGCTGCTTGATGGCACGCTTCATTGGAGACGGCACTGCTGCTGCGTTGGCATAACCAGCCACATAGATGATCTGGATGGCGTTATTGGCGCGCAGAGCAACCGGCCAAGTCTGACCTCGCTTGAGTGTCAACCTTCCAGGCGTCTGGTAGATGTCAACGTCGAAGACATTGGCGGTCGTGACGGATGTGGAATTGCTGTTCTCGTCAAATGTCGTGATCGAGGTGATCGAGGCAAGCGGCCAACGCGGTAGAACAACGGATTGAATAGTGCTGGTGCGCGCCAGTTCTGTGATCGACATCTCGCGCACGCCATCCCACCAAGCCTCGCCACCAGCGGGCCAGCGATCAAGCGAGAGCCGCCACGACTGCGTGATGAACGCAAGGCCGGTCATGTTCTCGATTTCGGTCCTGGCATCCGTGATGAGCGCATTAGCTTCCGCGTCCGGAAGTTCCGTGCTGTCAGTGCGGAGATGCGTGCGGAGTTCCGTAGCCGTCACCGGCTCGGATGCAGGTGCGGAAGTAAGAACCGAACCCCGGAACTGATAAAGCGGAACGGCGGCGCGAAGGCTCATTCAGATGCTTCCTTTCTCGGACGGCCACGCGGGCGTTTGACTTCCAGCGGCTGCTCGATTTTGGTCTCTAGTTCTGGATTATAGGGCGTGTCGAAGTGCGGGGCAGCGGCGTGGTCGGCCATTGCCATTTCAGCGATGGCACCATCAACAACATCGCCAGGGCTGAACTGGACCGTTGTGTGGCCTTCTGGGGCGCATCGGTAGACGCGGGTGATCTTGGCTCGCATTATTCCACCGGCGGAACAGGCGCAGGAGGGTTCACGCCCCACGGTAGGGGTGGGGTGACCGTAGCGGGCGAGGCCATTGCTGTAAGTTGAGCGTCGCAGATGGCTTCCGCAGCCGCAATGCCATCGCTGCCAATGCTTTCCCAAACCCAGCCTAGCACCTGGTCCAGTGTCAACTGGTCGTAGGGCGTGAATGGTGCGGCGGGGTCCAGCGTCAGGTCTACGCTGCCATAGGTAGCCGTGTTGTTGACACCGTCAGTCGCGGAGCAAACCCAAGCGACCTGAAACACAACGTCCTTGCGGCCATCGACATCAGGATAGGCGGTCATGGAGTTTACCGCCCAAGAGTAATTATTCGGCATCAGATTTTTCCTTGTTGGTTTCAGCCACTGCGGCTTCTAGCTTGACGTAAAGCGGCACGGCGGCCTTGGCGCCTTGGATGCCTGTCGCCTTGACTGCGGCGTCCAGCAGTGCGCCGAGGGCCTGTACTTCGTCTTGGCTAAAAAAAATGTTTATCATGTTAAGCTGAAACCCAAGCAGTTCCATTGTCAAATACAGGGCAGACAACGGCGCCGCCGCCTGTCAGCGTTCCCAAAAATGTTGGAAGCGTTGCGTCTGTAACCCAAGCTCTGCGGCCCTGCGTTCCTGCGGCAGGAAGCGTCGCTACAGTAAATGCAACACCAATGGTAACAGTTCTGTTATTCGCAATTGTCAACGCCGTAGACAACGCATTCTGCGCCGTGCCAGAGCCACCAGCCGGGGCGACCTGGAAGATGATGGAGCCGCCAGCGCCCGTGCCTGTGCCTTGAGAGCCAGTGATGGTGAGGTTCGCGCCAGCGGTGTTCGTTGTGCCAGCAACGACCGACTGGACGGAGAGGGTCTGGGCTACGGGGGCGGCAGCGTCAGCAGCGCCAAAGCGGAGGTTGGCGGCTCCACGGCGGGTGAGGATGGTATCCGGTGAACCAGTGGCAGCCCCATTAGACCATCCAAGCTGAAAGTCACTTCTAATTGTAACAGTAGGATTGCCAACGGAAAAAGTAGCCCCACTATACCCCGAATTATAGAAATATGCTTGTGACGTATCCGTTCCAAGCCAATACTGGCCAGATAATCTTATCATTTGCACGTTAGAAACGCCGTTATACGCAGTTACGCCGCCAATAAACTTTCCTAATCCTGTTTTGTCAATGGTAACAACACTTGCTGCGCCAACCTGAAGGTCCATCAGCAACGACGTTGCAGAGCTGTTCGTGGACGACGAACCCGCAGCGTTAAACTTTATGCCCGTAAACGTAACCGCCGC